TAAAGAAAATTAAGGTTACAATAGTATGATGAATAAAATAGACAATAGCGGACAAGGATTAGCAAAACTAGGTAGAGACGAAGACCAATATATGGCTCACGTCGCCCAAGGCGAAATGGTCGTACCACCTATCATTTCTCCAGAAACAAGAGAGCGTATAGAGGCCGAGATGAGAGCTGCGGGCCTATCTCCAGATGAATATACTGTTGGCGCAGGTATGTCTATTAATCCAATTACAGGAATGCCAGAGTTTGGTTGGTTAAAGAAAACATTTAAGTCTATTAAAAAAGTTGTAAAGAAAGTAGCACCTATTGCTGCATTTATACCAGGAGTTGGTACGGCTTTGGGAGGCGTTCTTGGAGGACTTGGAGGAAAAGTTTTAGGTGGTTTAAGTAAAATACCAGGTATTGGAGGGACTATAGGAAAAGTAGGTGGGCTTATAGGTAAAGGAGTAAGTGGTATAGCAGGTCTTAATATACCAGGTATTTCATCTATTGCAGGCGGAGCTGCAGGTGGTTTTGATAGTTTAAAAGGAATAATGAGTCTTAAAGGAATGCTTGGGGGAGGTCCTTTAGAAGGTCTTATAGGAATGGGAGGACAACCAGTTGCTGAAGGAGAAGTAATGTATACCGATGGTGTTGAGACTTTTACAGCAGAGGAAGTTGCTGCTATGAGCCCTCAGCAACAAGCCTCTTTAATGGAAGTTTCTCCAACTGCATCTACCGCAGGTGGAAGTTTTTTTGGAATGAAAACTCCTGATGTTATAAAGGGTATAGAAGATGCTGCTAAAGGAATTTTTACAGGAGGCGAAAACTCTAAAGGAATATTCGGCGGAAATATGGGCGCAGCTGCACTTGCTGGATTGCTTGGTAAAATAACCTACGACTCGGCTAAAGAAAGAATGGGTGGATTAGCTGAAACTCCAGCTGTAACGATGGATGCTCTTGGCAGATACCAATTATCAAAAGAATTAGGAACAGGCGGAACTAGAGGCGAGTTTGGCCTTCCAGAAGCTCAAAAAGCTTTAGAATTTAATATGGGCGGTCCAGTATATCGACAATATTTTAACGTAGGCGGAGTTGCTGAATTAGATATGAGAGACGGTGGCGAATCAGCAGGCCCAGGTACAGGTACTTCAGATGATATACCTGCGATGTTAAGCGACGGCGAATACGTGATGACTGCAAAAGCTACCAGAGGTGCTGGCGCTTTTGATGTAAATAAAACAAAATCAGGAATAGAGCTTATAAAAGGCGGTAGCGCCTCTAGAGAAAAAGGCGTAGAAAACATGCGTCAACTGATGGATATTTTTGAGGCAATATAATGGCAGATCCAATTAATCCAGTATTAGCAGATATAAGAAGAACGGATGTAATATCTGATCCTTTTGTAAGAGAACTTTATTTTGGCTCTCCAGATTACGAAGGACTTATTGCTGGTTCAAGAAGAGCGGCTCAAAAATATTTAGACTCAGGTCCAACGATGAGAAAAACGGCTGGTCTTTCTCCGTTAGAGCAAGCAGCTATACAAAGAGCTTACGGCGGTATTGGTGGATATGAACCATATTTACAAGCTCAAGAGCAAGCTCTTTTAGGTGGAATGGGTTTAATTGGACAAGAAAGAGGCTTATTAAACGAAGCTATAGAAGCAACTAGAAGAGGCGGAGAAATACAACAACCTTATTTTTCCCAAGCAGAGCAACAGTATGGCGCAGGATTGGGAGATTTAATTGGTAGCCTTGGTCAAAGAGGACCTTCAGCAAGAGAGTTTCAAAGAGCGGCGTTAGAAGGATTTGATCCAAGAGCTGCTGCGGCCTACGGCTTACCTTCTCAAGTAATGCAACCATTTATTCAATCTGCTAGAGAGCAAACAGGTAGAGGGTTAGAGTCTTTGATGGGCGGCGCAGCTAGAGAGCAGGTGTTAGGATCTCAAGCTTTGCGTGAACTTCAAAGAGGCGTTGGTCAAGAAGAGGCAGCAAGACGAGCAGGTTTAAGAGAATTAAGAGGTGGCGCTGAAGAGGCCAGAATGATAGCCAGAGAAACAGGAAGATCTACTTTTGACCCTAGAGATACTGCAAGATTCTACGATCCGTTTGAACAACAAGTCGTTCAACAAACAATTGAAGATGTAATGAAAGGCGGCGCTAAAGAAGATATAGCCGCGAGAGCTAGAGATATACAAACTGGTGGGCAATCAGCTTTTGGCTCTAGAGCAAGACTAAGCGCAGGAGAAAGACAATCTGCTTTAGGTAGAGGTCTTGGAGAGGCTTTAGCAAATATTAGATCTGGCGGATTCCAAAGAGCGCAACAAGCAGCTATGGGTGAATTTGGTAGACAACAATCAGCGTTAGAAAGATCTGGCGGAACACTTGCGGGATTGGGTCAGCAACTAGGAGCCGGTCTTGATAGGTTTGGAGCAGGTCAACTAGGTGGCAGTCAATTATTAGCTGGACAGATTGGTAAGCTGGGAACTATGGCTGCAGAAAGAGGCGCTCAAGAGCAAGCTGCTAGATTTGGAGCAGCTGGAGCAGAAAGAGCTATTGGATCTGATTTAGCAGGACTATCTCAACAAGCCTTAGAAACAGCGATGAGAGAATCTCAGTTTGGCAGAGGTGCCTTAGAAAGAGCTGGAGAAAGAGAAGCTGGATACGGTCAAACCCTAATGGGTGCAAGACGTGGCTACGCTGGAGATATGTTAGGTTTAGGCCAAGCAAGAGGAGACTTAGCAAGAGGAACCGGATCTGCTCTAGCAGGATACGGACAACAACTAGGCGGAATAGGCGGCAGAATGGCTGGCTTTGGTAGTCAAATTGGAGGTCTTGGACAAACCTATCAACAACTTGGCCAACAAGAAAGACAAGAATTAATGGGTCTGGGTAGATTACCAAGAGAATTAATGGATACTCGATACGGTAGAGAATACGACTATGCAGAGCAACAAAGACAAGATCCAATGAGAGCTATGCAGTTTATGCAGGGCTTTGCTCCTCAGTATCAATCAGGCCAGGCTCAAGTAACTAAAGAATATGGTATGCCTATAGATCCTCTGGGTCTTGGTGTGTCAACCGGTATAGGAACTTATAGCGGACTTAGAAATAATCCATCTCAAGGTTCTTATCAAAACGATCCAAAATTTCAAGAAGCTTATAGAAACTTTATAAATCAGTATGGAGGACAGGGTAATCAAAATGCAGCCTATGGAGGTGGTTATTCCTAATGAATAGAAGTATATTAAATAGAAGAATGTTTGCTCAGGGAGACGAAGTAACTTCTCCTCTTTTAAATGAAGAAATAATGTTGGAGTTAGAAGAAATAGGAATTGATCCAACAAATAAATCATACGAAGAAATTAATGATGAAATTGATGCTTTTATAGACAAAGAAGAAATGAGAATACTTTTTGATCCCACAGATCCTTTAGATTATCTCAGCGCAGGCTTAACTTTAACCGGAATTGGCGCCGGTCTTGGGGGAGGAATAAAAGCAGCAAGAGCTGGTGTAAAAGGAAAACAAGCATACGAAAAAATTAGCAGACTACAACAAATAAAAAACATCCTTAACCCAATTCAAAAAACTCCAGGCAAAGTACAAATGTCAAAAACCGGAGAGGCAATAGTTGGAGCTCCTTCAGTTGGTTTAAAACTTCCACAGTCGTCTTTATATGGAGGGCAAGGCGTAAGCATGCTTAATCAAGACGATCAAGACGATGATATGTTAACACAAGCAGAAATTATAAAATCTGAGTTAAATAATTTAGGAAAATCTGAAGTTAAAAAAGAAGAAGAATTTAAAGTAGAAGAGTCTGAAGAAAACAATAAAAAACTTGATGAAAAAAAATTTAAAGAAGATCTTAAAAATTTAAGAACAATATATAATACGTCTGTAACAAACGCTGCTCAAGAAAATAAAAAACGCGAAAGAACTTTTGATAGAAGTAATATTTTTATGCAAGAAATTTCAGCAGCCTTAGCAGAGTCTGGCGGTGATATGAGCTATGGATTATCTACAGGAGCTTCTAGAGCAGCTAAAAGAATTTCTGAAGAAGAAGTGGCAGAAGAAAGCAAATTTGCTCAAATGTTAAAAGATCAACAAGAAGCTAATAAATTAAGTCCCTCAGAAAGAACTAAAATTGCTGAAAACTACTCCGAAGCTGTTACCCATTTAGAGCATATGGGTTATATGATGCAACAAATGGAATCGCTTATACCAATGGTTAAAGAGGGCAATGCAACAGGTTTGCTAGGGGTTTTAAATAGATTTGGAGATAAGGTGAAGGGAGCTACAGGCGGATATTTATTTGATGATAGTTACATAACTGACGCTACAAAATCAAAACAATTAGTTGATTTTATTAGAACTCAAATGGTCCAAGAGCTTCTTAGGGAATCAGGAAGAACTATTTCAAATTTAGATAGACAGTTAATAGATGAAATAGTTGGAGATATTGCTAGCTTAACAAGCGGAAAAGGAGCGGTAGAAGCAACCTTAACCAGGATTAAAGATAGAATACAGGCCTCTATTAATAAGTATAGAAATCAAGTAGCATTTATAGATAACGAGTTTGGGGCTCAAATGCCTAATTTGCAAATTTATAGAGAAGGGTTTGGACAAAGGTCTCAAAAACCATTAGAAGAAGATGATGTTGTTGTGACTAAAGAAGATGTGACTAAAGAAGATACTATAAATCCAGGTAGATTAAGGAACAAATAATGGCTATAAAAGTCAGACTCCCAAACGGTAGATATATAAAAGTAAACACCGATGATAAAAACGTAGCCAAAGAAGAAGCTATAGCTTACTACAACGAAGGGGGCAAAGGTTTTAAGGATGCTACAACTGAACAATTAGGCTTAGAGTTTGATAAAAAATTTGACAAAGAAACTGGAGTAGACGCTCCTTGGCTTCGTACTAAATTAGCAGCGATGGAAACCCCGGCTGGAAAAGAAGAGGTTTTAGTAAATGCAGTTGGTTCAAAAGGCTTCACTAGAGACAGTTCTGGCAGCTTTGCCTTAACCCCAGACGGATTAAAAACTCTTGGAATAGTCCCAAAAGACAATAGGTATGTAATTATTGATGAATCGGGATTTTCTCTAAATGATTTTGCGGATTTTGCTGGACTTGTAGGACCTATTGCTGGTTCTATAGCTGGTAGTATTATTACTAGAGGAAAAATAAAACCCAAAGTAAAAAATATTAAAACAATAAACCTTTTAGATTTAGGAAAAATATCTTTAGGTACCGGTACAGGTGCTGCTGCTGGTAAGACCACAGAAGAAGGTTTTGAATATATGATGGGTTTACAAGACAACTCTGCGGGCGAAATAGCTAATCTTGCCGCACAAGAATTTGCCATAGGGGCAGGTGCTGAATTTGGTTTAGGCGCTCTTGGAAAGTTATTAAAACACACTTTTGGAAACAGGGTTTTAGCAAGATCTAAAGAAGATCCTGAAGTTGGAAGAAAGCTACTGTTAGAAGCCTCAGCGGCATCTAAAGGTGTTTACGATCCTGTAACTAAAAAAACTTATAAAGGAGCTGTAGCTTTAGCTGCTTTGGAAAGTCCTATACTTGGAAGACTTCAACCTATACTTGAAACCATAGCTGATTACAAAGGAAGAACTGACGCTCTTTCAAACATGCTGTTTACTGATTTAAAAAATCTTTATAGATCAACCAACGACTTGTCTGAAAATTTTAATATGTCTTTTGAAGATTTACAAAAACTTGGTTTTGCGGATGCTAGCGGAGATGTTCTTGCCGGCAGAGCAATACAAGAACAATTAAAAAAATCTTATAATCAAACCGTAAAGCAATCTGAAGCATCAATTAGTAATATAAACAATTCTGTAAACAAGATAGTAGGAAATTTTGATATATTTAAAGAACCTGCCACAGAAGAGGCTGGCGCAGCTTTAAGATCTTTTACCGAACAGGCTTACGATAGTTGGAAAAAAACTTCAGACGATTTATACGCTCCTTTAGAAAAGGTTTTTGTTCAAAAGAAAACCCCGGCTCAACTTGGCCTTACTAAAGAACAAGCAAAACTTTTGCCCGAAAGCGCTTTTGAAGAACCTATTAAATTTATTCAAGCGCAACCCTTAAAAGCTTACGCCAAACAATTAGAAGCAAACAAATTAAACGATGGATATTCTGTAGATGACGATCTTATAAAAGACTTAAAATATTTAAAAAATATTGGAGGACAAAATGGAGAAATATCCTTAAGAGATATTGTAAGATTAAGGGGAGAGCTTGCTTCTAAACTAAGAATTACTCCAGAAAAAAAACAAAAGTTTGCAGAATTAGCTGATTTTGAAAGATCAGCTATTTTAGATATTACTGATAAAATTTTAACAGATTTAGAAAAAGGTGGCTCTTTAGTAGCACGTCTTACTATAGATAAAAATCCAGTAGATCCTGAAAAAGTAAGCCAATATTTAAAACTTACTAAAGTTGCAAATAATTTTTATTCCAAAGGATTACAAGCTTTTGACAGACCTGTAACTAAAAAAATATACGACGACGCTGAGGCTGGGGGTTGGAATATTGATCAAGTGATGGCAAAATTTTTATTAAAGCCAAACAACGGAGAGGAGCTTGCAAGATATTTAGATACTTTGGATGCTTCTACTGCCGGGCTTAGAAAAATTAGAAAAGAAGGAACTAAAATAGTTGCAAGAGCCAAAGCACCCGAAAGAGTTCCTCTAACAATAGGAGAAGAGGGAAAAAAATTATTAAAAGATTTAGAAATTGAAATAGATGAGCCAAACTTTCTTTTTAAAGATCAGGCTCTTAAAATTTTACAAAAAGAGTTTATTAGAAATATAACTAAAAATGTTTCAGACCCAACAAAACAAATAGACTTTGCAAAAATTGCTAATACCATCGATTCTTACGGTACGACAGGGGATATTTTATTTGGAGGATCAGCCAATAAAAAATCTTTAATCCAAACCTTAAAAGATGCTGACATGCTTGTAAATACCGGAACCGTACAAGAGTTTGATAATTTAGTAACCCAGTCTGTAGATGCAGAGGGTTTAATTGACGCTTTAAGAAGAAGAACAGCAGCTACAGAAGAAGTTTCTAATATGGAAAAATTAAATGTATTTTCAAAAATACAAAAAGGAACTATAGATCCAGAAGAAATAACTTCTGCATTATTTAAACCCGCAAACTCAGAAGAGATAGGAAGAGTTAAAGACATGCTTGGGGCTGAAAGTGATTTATATAAACAATTTCAACTATCAGCGATGAGAAAACTTTTAGATAGCGCGGTTAATCCAGGAGAAGATACTATAACCAAACTTTTTAACGAGGGTGGTTTTGCCAAAGCTTTAGACTCTTACGGAGATGCTACACTTAAAGAAACTTTTGGAGAAGAACAATTTAAACTTTTATCTAAAGCTAGAGACAGGCTTAGATTTACTATTGGTGGTGAAGGAACCGGCGGTAACTTATTTACCACAGGATTTATATTTAATTTTATATTTAAGCCATTACAAGCGGCTAGAGTATTTGCTCCAGTACAAGCTGTAGCTTACTTGATGGCTAGACCAAGTTTTGTAAGATGGTTAGCAGGAGAAATTTCTGATAAACAAATAGCGAAAGAAGCGCCAAGCTTGTTGGACTATACTGCAAAAATGTTTGGCATACCTTTAGCTCCAGTAACAAAACAATTTGGTCAAGTAATTCCAAGAGGACTTGCTGAGCTTGAAGAGGAGGCAAGAGAAGAGTTTGAAACCGGAGGAATATCTCCAGAAGCCCCTCTTACAGAGGCGTTGCCAGAACTAAGACAAAAACAACAACAAAAATCAACTTTAGATTTACCAGATTTATTGCCACCATTACCTCAAACAATGCAAAGAGGTCAAGTGTCTGCAGCTCTTATACCGGATCCAATAACTAGGGATTTAGCAAATTTAATGGGGTAAACTTAATTAACTATTAACACCCTTAAGACGATCTAACATAGAATAAATTTTCCAGTTTCTTCTTAATATTTCCAACCATTCGTCCATAGGCATAAAGGCTATTTTTTTATTATCTTCTTCCCACTCAGTATTGATTGCATGTAAAGGTATACAAACTTGTATTGGCCTTCTGTTAAACTTAAATATTAAAACTGGTATTCTGCCTTGCGCAGATTCGCACACCTGGTTCCACCAAGCGCTTTTTAATCCTGTACCCTCTTTATAAAACTTACACTCAACAGCATGATAGGGCATGTTTAAATCACATTGTCCAGCACCTTGATACTGATCTAAGTTTCTTTTGGTCTGATAATCAATACCTTCTGCTTCAAAAAACTCATTTAAAATTTTTGCTATATCTCTTTCAAATTGAGCGCCTTTGTTTCTACTGTTAATCGTCATCTTTAATAATTTTAACCTTTCCTGTTTTATGGTTTTTTATTCTAATAATATTACCTTGTTTTATTTCTGTATAACCGCCCCCGTTGTTAACGTGTATATACCATTTAGACTTTTCTCTGCTTAATTTAAGTCTTTGCTCTTCTACTAATTCTTTATATTGCGTCATTATTTTTTATAGTTTTTAACTAATCCCATTTCTTCTCTATCAAAACCTAAAGGATGTGGGGACAAACACTCCAACTCATCTTTACTAAAATGTATGTATGGCTCTGAGTCTTCCTCATATACAGGCTCTGCTACCGTTCCAAACCTAACGTCATACACTTTATCTTTTTGCCACGTATGACTGTAAACGCTATCAGTCATAGCGTAAACAATAACAAAAGGGTGGTTGGTTGCAGCCGATAAAGCAGCGCCCATTCGTAGTTTGCTAGACGACAACAATAAAGTGTCATACTTATCTATACCAAAACTTCTGCACTTTACTTCTAGCCAAAAAGAAACTTCTTTGCTTTCGCACCAGTAATCTAGGCCGTATGATACTGGAAGCTTATGACATCTAACATTCCAGAGTCCTTCTATAAAACCAGCAACGCGCTCCTCTCGCTTTTGATCGTTAATATTTTCCATTTTTGGTTTAGGTTGTTCCATTCATATCTCCTTTTTTAAATATTACTCTTACGCAATACTTTCTAATAATTCCGACAATTGTAAAAACTGCAACTTGTATTATTGAAATGGTTAGATTAGGTAATTCGAAATAAGTGCATACGTTTAATACAGCAAAACTCAAAGGTATTGCTATAAGAATACCCAAGCCTACATCACTTACACTTTCTTTTAAGGCTCTTCTGTCTATCTTCATATGCTTGTCTCATAAATTTGTCTTCCTTTCTTTGGAAAGACCATTCTAAAAATCTATTAATTAAATTACTTATAAATCTTTTCATTAATCCTCGTTAAAAAACTCAGGGTCTATTGCAACAATACGTTTTGTTGGCCTGCCTGTAGCAGATTTCTTTACATCCTTTTCTTGTATCTCTCCTGAGTTTTTAAGTCTTTCTATAATTTCTTTTACTTCGTATGACTTCATACTTCTAAATATTTCACGTCTATCAATATCACGTTTACTAATACCCCACTCGCCTTGAGAGCGAATAAAGCTAAGTATCTGTTTGATACGTCCTTCCATTTCAGATCCTGCAACTTTGTCTTTACAAGATTCTATTAATAACTGGTCGTAATAATTAACATAATCAATAGCCCATTGAGTTATATCACCAGTAATAGTTTTGGCTCTTTTATTATCAGCCAAAGCTCCTATCAAAGCTAAGCGCATAGCTTTTTCTCTAGTTCTAGATAACAATACTTCTAAACCTTCTTTTTCTAATTTGTTTTGTTGGTCTACTAAGTCGTATGCAAGTTTTTCTAATAAGTTTCTACTATCATCATCAAAGGTAAGTATGCGTTGTTTAAAATCTAGTTCAGCATTGTCTCTAGCTATTTGTTCCATTTCGTTGTTAGTCTGTCTTATATCAGCTACCCAATCGTATACAGATTTAGGTGGTTCAACGTAAGGTATCATTCTGCCTACACTTCTTGGAACGTGAGACTCAACAACAATAAATCTATTTAAGAAACCGTCAACAATACGGCCGGTTGATAAAGCGCCATAAAAGTTTTTAGGAACACTCATACCGACTAACGTAATAGCAGGTTTAATCGTAGACCTGTCCATAGCTTCCTTTTGCTGCTTTTGATTGAGCGTCATCATTGAATAGTTATCTGGACGCAAGACACCATGACACCTACCCCACGTTTCCATTAACACTTGCAAAGCGTCTTCTTTATTAGAGTTAGATGCTTTAGATATGCTTTCAAGACGTTTACCAAATTCATCCATAACTGTTATATGAGTTGGTTTATATCTAAGTAGAGAATAGATAGCGCCACTAGATGTATAACCATCACCAGCCATTAAATCAGAATGGTCTGCTTTATCTAATATAGATTCAACAACCGTCTTTACGTTTTCTTTACCTTGACCTGATTTAGCAATACACATAAAGAATAGAGATGAAAAGTTATTCATATCTGTTCTATACATTCTTCCTGCAGCAACAGATCCAACAGATAACGCAGCTTGCATACTAATAGCTGGCTGAGATATCTTGGCTATATTCTCCGAGTAATCGTATATGTCTTTAAGAATACCTGGAGGACTATATAAGTTAGTTGGTTCAGTAATTGAATGCGTACTTTTTATATAAGCAGGCGCTTGTTGGTTTTTACGATCATGCGTCTTTTGTATTGAGTTAACCGTTGTAGATATTTCTGTATGATCAAGAGGTGGATTGTTTTGCCTGTTCCAAGACTGAACAAAAAATTCTACAAAGTCTACATTAATATCTTTAGCTATTAGATAGCCGGCAAGTCTTGCGGCTTGGTCGTTCCTACTTCCTTCTTTTACACCCTTGATTGATAACGGAGCAGATATGGGCTTACCGTTTAATTTTTCTGCTCCGGTAATCTTTACCCATAACTCTTTGGTAAAGTCCGGAAGATCATCAACATCGTTTAGGCCCCAGTCATGTATAACAATAGGTTCGTAGATGGCGCCAGTAGCATGTATATTATGTGGAGCAATGATTAAGCCACCGACGCCGCGTAAGTCAATAAGTTTAGCTGGATCCGTTGATTCGGTTCTTCTAGCTACGTAAGTTGTAAAGTTTTCCGGATTGTTATAGTAATAGTGCATACCTTTACCAGTTGCTACCTTAAAAGGTGTTACTGGTAGGTTGGCTTCTGCCCAATTAACTGACTCAGGTGTATCTGCATCTACGACAATAAACTTACCGCAGACCAAGGCTACAACTAAATCGTTTCTTCCTTTAAACCATTTCTCTATTTGTTCTGTTGTTGGCTGCTCTATCTTATACTTTTCCCAACTGCCTAATTCTTTAGGCGGAACTTTATTATGCCTCTGTAGAGGTATAACGCTCAGTCCATATTCAGCATACGCAAGAGCTAAATCCAACGCAGAATCCTGCGCTGTTACGTTTAAATTGAACACTTTTATTCAACACCATCTTCAACAGGTCCAAAGATAGATTCAAAATCTAATCTCCCGCCAGAGGCGTGAATAATTTTTTTAGCTTGTTTAATAGAGGGTTGTCTAATCCCATACCTCCAAGCTTTGGTTGATGCTGGCGAACAGCCAAACAGCTCTGCCGCAGGTTCAATACCTACAAATTCGATATACTCCTTGAGGGTTATTCTTCTCACTTCTCGCTCCTTATATTCAGGTTCAATCTTCTGAGATGTGTAGACACTTAACTCTTTATCAGCTAAGCTCTTTATTCTCCAAAGATAATTAACCTTCCATTGTACTGGGTTAATTTCGTTCATTATACATTCCGTTAATTTATCTAGTTGACCTATTGTATATTATATTTTTTTATTTTAAAATAGGTTTTTATTATTTATGGAGAAGAATATGTCGAATATCCTAGAACGTATTAAAAGTCCAAGTCAATTGGTAGAAAGCCAAGGGGCCAAGCTTTTAATTTATGGTGCCTCTGGCGCCGGTAAAACAACAACGTGCGCTACTGCACCAGGTAAGACTTTAATTATTAGTATGGAGGCTGGTCTGTTATCTATTAAAGATGCAGATAATGTAACCGCTATTGAAGTTAAAGAAGCATCTGAGATTGAAGAGATTGCTGCGTTGTTAGAAAGTGGACAACTTGATTATGATACTGTCTGTTTAGATAGTGTTACTGAGATGTCTGAATTATTGTTAACGCAAGAAAAAGCTAGATCTAAAGATCCTAGACGAGCCTATGGAGAAGTTATAGAAGTTATGACTAAAACTATGCGTAGGTTTAGAGATCTAAAGATTCATGTAATCTTTGTTGCTAAAGAAGACAAGATCAGAGATGATTCAACAGGTATGTTTCACTATCAACCTATGATGGTTGGTACTAAACTACCGACACAAATTCCCTACTTCTTTGATGAAGTATTATGTCTTAGAACATTTACCGAAGAGAATGAAGAAGGAAAGAAAGTAACCAATAGATGGTTGCAAACAACAATTGGTGATAACTATATTGCCAAGGATAGGAGTGGTAAGTTAGATTCTTTTGAAGAGCCTAACCTGTCATATGTTATTAATAAACTTGGTTTTACTACTAAAGGAGAAGATAAATGAGCGATTTTGCTGATGTCAAGTTTGATTTTGAAAGCAGGGATGAAGGTAACTCCTTTATTCCAGAAGGCGATTACAGATGCAGAGTTAGTGTTTGCGAAAAGACTACATCCGCAGCTGGTAATGACTACCTAAAATTAGAAGTGCAGGTAGATGAAGATAAGTATAACAACTGGATCATTAGAGAGAATTACAATCTCTGGTATAACAATAGTGATTCCAGTAAGCAGGAAATGGTAAGAGAGATTGCTTCTAGAAACTTTGCTAAATTATTAAAAGCATTGGGTCTACAAGATAATCCACCATCGAATGCCTCTGAGCTTGTTGGTAGAAAGGTTGTATGCAAACTCGGTATAGAGAAAAGCGATAACTCGGATTACGGCGACAAGAACAAAGTGCTTGAATTTAAACCAGTAGAGGGAATGAAGGCAGAATCTGCTGACGCTCCACCTGCTTGGGTAACTGAAGAGCCAGCTGCAAAACCAGCTAAGCCTTCGTTATAATTTAATTGGCTTGCTAGGACGCCATAAGGGACCTCCATCATTCTCCGTAAAGTCTGATTCCCACCTAGCACTTTCTTAATGAATTTTTAAACTGATGTGTTCTGTTGGATTAAATTTAGTAATACTCAATATATCAAAAGCATCTTCTTCTGGATCTAGCATTTTTCCAAACTTAACAAAAAACTCAGCTGTATCCTGATTAGGAGCTGGTATGATAATAGCTTGGAGTTCTTGTTGATCTTTATAAACACAGATGTATTTCGACATATACCGCATATTTGTAAATGTAATAGTTATAGTATTAAGTCTACAATATTTGGAGAATTATAAATAGATAAATGTCCGCCTTTTGAATAATTTTTATAATCCTCTAAAAATTTCTGCATTCTTTCCCAGCCAATATCCATTTGCTCTTCTGTAATCCTAAATACTTTTGCAGCATAGGGTGGTACTTTCTCTTGAGCTACAAAGACAAACTCTTGAACTTTAAATCCAGCTTTTTCCATACCCCTTCTATACCAAGCCGCTTGCATATCGTAACCATATTTTCTAACAGATCCAGCAAAGGCTTTAGGATCGCAGGATTGAGTTGTTTTATAATCTATTACTACAACACTATTATCTGCATAAGGTTTTGCTAGAGGCGGGCAGAGAACGTCTGGTCTACACTTACATAAAACTTCATCCTCGTACCAATAGAAACTAGCCTCTGCGAGCTTACCTTCTGGATTGAGATACATATCGCCTTCTTCTATCATATTTGCTTTCATACCTTTAATATGATTTAGTTCAGCTTCTTTAATAACCGTTAGGCCTCTTTCTTCGTATTCTTTTTTAAGTTCTTTATTTGCATTGGTATATGGAGATCCAGTCAACACAGCTATATCGTTATTAAAAGCTTCCTCGCCTTCAACCAGCAACGCGTGAGCCGCCGTTCCAAACTTCATAGCAGGAGTGGTTTCTTGTACGTGTTCTATTGCATGCAGTTGCGACTCTCCAAATCTGCGAATCGAACTACTGCTAATACCAACGCCGGCGTGATAAGCCTCGTTAGGTATATCGGCAAAGATTAAAGCTTCCCCTCTTTGCTCTGATTCATAAGTGTTTAGTTCATCTATCTTCATTTTCATACTCCAGGTGTAAGGCTTTAACAACCTTGTTAGTTAACATTGGCTTTGGCCAATACTGTAAATCGTCATACATTTCTTGTAAATTTTCTTGTAAGCTTTTGGTTTTATAATATTTTGGCGATTTAATTAAATGCCAATATTCTATTATTTTATCCATATCATCTTGATTTCCTCTGAATACCAGATCTAAATCTGTTTTTTCATAAGGCACATATACAAAACCGCCCATTACTCTTAACGGATAAAATGCTGCTGGTTTACCTATCTCCATATGTGATTAACTATATTAGGGAACTTTCCAGAAAAATCTACTTTAATTAAATTTGGTTTACGTATTTCTAATTGCCTAAACAAAGCTTCCTCTACAGTTCTTGGAGGAGACTTGCGCAAACTTGCAGGTGTTCCCATTTGATTCCACCATCTAACAGCTTTGTCGCGCGGATAACCTGTATGTTCAAAGCATATGTATTCACTAACTATTTTATTAGGTGTTTTGTATGACACTTTTAATACTGGGGTAGACGATCCTAACTTCTGATGTTGACCCACCCACATATCTATAACTTTTATTTCGTATTTAGTTTTCTTTGCAACGCTAGAAATAATATCTAACTTGGATGAAATAAGATCTAAATCTATTTTTCTTGCAGGGAATGTATGACCACAGTCTGGACATAGGCTTACGCTTTTAGGTACATAAGATTTACATGCAGGACAAGACTTAACAAGGGCTTGCCCGGTTTTTTTGCGTTTACCTTTTTGACTTGGCTTGATTTGATTGATTGGACCATGACGTTCAATATTCTTAGCAAAGTCTAATACCAAACAATTCTTCTTACCTTCAGCTGGGCGCATACCCCTACCCATCATCTGGACAT